GTCCACTTTGCTATCGAGACCTTTCAGCCGGCCGTCGAGCGATTCCAATGCCTTCGCGGTTTTCTCCATCACGCCGGCGACACCGCCGCCGCCCTCACTGGATGCGTCCCGCAGGATGTGTGTGGGCAGCAGGCCAAACGTCGCCACCAAAGCCGCGCTCTTCGGCGCTGCCAATGCGGCCGCAATCAATACCGGCAGCACACACACCGCCACCAATGCCAGCAACACCCAACCAATGGTTGCGATGCGGCCATTCCGTCGATTCAGTTTTTTCCGATTTTTCATATATCAAACTCCGTCCAATCGTGGGTTCAATCCACGGCCAATCCTTTAGCGTTTTGCTATTGGCTATTGGCTATCCGCACTACCGTCGCCAGGAGTCCCAACTTCGCCTGCAGCTCAGCCAGGCCGGCATCTGCAGGGACTGCAGCCGGACCGGCAGTTTCGAACTCGGACTTTTCCAACGACAAATTCTTTTGCGCCTCCGCTTCGAGGAAATTCAGATCCTCCTCACTCGCGAGACCCGCCTTGTATGCTTTTGCCAGGGCATTGGGATTCGCCCCGATGATGCATGCGCTCAACTCCACCTGCTGTTGCTCCAGGTAAACCGCGCGCGGCGCACGCTCACCTCCGAGGCCCAGCTCCAGCAACTGCTGTTGGTACGCCGCCTGGTCAGCGTCCCACTTGCTCACCGCCCGCACCGGCCAGAACCCCACGCTCACGGCTTTGAGATACCCGGCCTCCGTCATCTTGAAACCCAGTTGCGCGAGCTTGTTCTCCGGCACGTCGATGGCCCACTTCACCGTCTCGACCAGCGCGGGCTTGCCGCCCACCTTATCGACCTTGAAATCCACCACCGACCCCAGCATGCAATCCAGCGAATCGTAATTGTGCGAATCCACGAACGGCGCATTGCGGCGGAACATATCGAACCGCCAGCCATTCACGCGGATCACCTCCCGATACGAATCCACCGTCTCGTCACTCGCCACGTACTCGACCAGGCCCGCCTTCGCATCCACCACCCTGGCCACCGGATAAATTGTTCTGCGCACCATTTTCATACTTCGTTTCCTTTGTTGCCTTCTGTAAAACTAGGTTCCCTCCGCCGTTCCCTCTGGTCCCGTCATGCTGCTCACCTCAATGCAGTGGCAGTTGATCACGTTCCAGGCCGCCCCGCTCGCATCCCCCGGATGCATCACCTCGTCACTCGCCCCCGTTTTGGGGTCGATCACCAAAAACTTCTGGTCGATGGGGACGATGGTTCCGTTCATCATTTTGTGAGCCGCGCGCACATTCGAGTTACCCGACACCAGCCATCGCTTCCATTGGATCCCGGCCGAGACCATCGCCTTGTGGCGGCCAAACCCCATCGCCGCCCCGGTTTCCGTCTGTGCAATCGTCTTGCCGCGCTTATCTGAAATGGCGTTGAACTCCGCTTTAACGGCCCTTTCAATGTCCGTCATGGATCCGCCCAGCTCGATCTGTTCGGCAATCGAATCGCGCACCCGGCCGAAAACTTCATTGGGCACATTCGAGAGTTTGTTCTCCCGCTCCTCGATGAACCGCATTGTGTCGAGCGAAGGCGCCTTCCACGGATCATCCCGGCCAACCTCCTTATATAGTTGGTTGCCCGAATCGATCACCGCCTGCAGCGACACCCCGCGCATCGCCGTCCGAAACTCCGCCGCAAAATTCGCCAGGTTAAAAAGGAAGTCGGCAGCAGCAGCCCGATCAACAGGTAGGGATGGGTTCCACCCCGTCCCTGATTTCTTGGCTTCCAACTTCGCCAGCACCTGGCGCCGCGCCTTCATCAGCACCTGGTCAAAATGACTGCGGAACTTCTTGATCGTCGGCAACCGCTTCGCGATCAACTCCCGCCACTGAGCCAACTCCTTCGCGTCCCGCCCATCCACATCCAAATCCCGCTCCTCAATCGAGCAGCCGCAGCAACCGAGCGATGGGGTCAGTTCTCGACTTTCTGTGTCGTCTACAGAAAGCGAGCACTGACCCCTCGCGGGAAATCGGTCAACGCCTGTCGACAGCGGCCCTCGCAAAGCCCGCAGCGCCTCGACAACGACGTCCGCCTCTTCCCCCAGCGCCGGGTCAACCGCGGGATCATTCGTCCCATTCGTCCCATCATTCCCATTCCCAGGCATGGCCCCATCGACCGGCACCGCCCCAAACGGCAGATACCCCACGTCATCACCGGGGAACTGCGGCAACCCCAGCCCGAGATACTCTGAGATCTCACACACCGGCATGCCCTTTGACCACAGCGTATCCACAGATGCCAGCCGTTCCTTGCGCACCTCCTGGAACACGGGGTGTTCATCCCAATTCAAAAACGCGCATACGCTCTGCTTCGTCAGCTTCAGCGCGAGCTGCTCCAGCCCATCGCAGAACTTTCCGCCCGCGGGCACGCAGGTATTAAGGATGAGCTGGTAAAAATCCGAGGCCGATCCAATCGAATACGCCGCCTTCACATCCGCCATCGATGGCGGCACCCCCATCGCGATGTAAACCTCATGGCGATTCTCAATCCGGCCCAGCACATAAGCCGCGTCCACGCTGCGCACCTGTGGATCTTCGACCGTGATATCCCCCGTCATGAAGATCGGCTTGAACTGCCCACGCAACTGCGCTGCCCGCTTGGCCCGGAGATCCGCCAGGATCTGCTCCCGCTGCCCATCGCTTGGGATTCCGTTTTTGGCCACGATGTACGGCCCAGTGTCCCCGTTGTTCGCCATGAGGTTCCGGGCGAACCGCCCCGCCAACCAGTCCGCTTCAGCCGCCAGCTCCGCCGCCTCGAACTGACCCAGACCGCGCCAGGCGTCGTAGGGATTCCACTGTTTGAGCTGGATCACCTGGTCAGGCAGGAGCAAATGCCGACGACCCTTGCCATCCGTGAACTCCCACCCGAGCAGCTCCTCATTCTGGACCACATGCCGCATCCGATCCGGCCGGGCCACGATGATCTGCATCGGACCGCCAGACGCATACGGCAGCAAGGTAGAATCCGGCAGCAGCCAGAACGATTCCCCCGCCATCCGCAACCAACCAATGGTCGCCTCGACAAAATCCGTATAGCCGAGCCCCTTCATCGGCGACCGCAGCAACTGTTGCATGACCGGCAACTCCAGCGCCTCATCCTCATCCACCGCCCGGCGCCCCCGCTCCGTAAGATACTTGCGTGCCTTAGCCCTGGACCTGGACTTCTTGGCCCCTTTGCCCACGCCCATATAGCCTGCATCCGCCGCGTAGAAATCCACGCACACCGCCGAGATCGGCCCAGAAATCTTGTCGATCGCGCTCCGCACCCATGCCGACTTCCGGTATGGATCCGTCAACCGATCCGGTGCCGAGACCATGTCCAAGCCAGAGGCAAAAGCAAACCCGGCCGCCCCGCCCGGCGCCTTCCCAGTCACCCTGGCCATCAACCTCTGCCCAAAAGATTTCCACCCATTGCTCAATTGGCACCCCCATTGCCCAGTAAGACCCCTCGCCACAAGGCCATTAAACCCCCATTAAATTGACCGGAGACCCCCGCAAGCTCATTTTGGCTACGTCGATACCCCGAAAACGGTCCTAGGGGCACGCAGGCACTTGGCTCAGTCTTGCAATTCTCAGTATGATTTTGCCTTCCCATAATTTTGCCACTCATACCAGCGCACTCCAAAAATCCGACACCCTCCGGCTTGCCGCCCGGATCGCCAGCGCCACACTCCAGAAATGATCCGCGTGCCCCGCTTCATCCCTGGTCGCCGCGATCGACACCCGCCCGCCTGGTGAAGTCAGCTTCTCCGGCTTGCACAGATCCGCGCGCAACTCCTGGTCCATTGGGATCTCCACCGACCGCTCCTCAAAGCACGCCAGCATCTCCGTCGCCATGATCTCCGTCACTCTGGCCGTCTCACCCTTGCGACCATCCGAGCGGATCCGCTGCGTCATCGGTTCGGTGCTTGAGAAATTCACCCCGCGCACCAGGTGGTCACCCATCGCCTCCTGGAGATACTCCACCAGGCCGAGGCCGATGCCCGTCATGTCCCCCTCGTAACCCCGGAACTTCGGCAGCCGGCACACGATTTCGATTTGCGCTTGCTGCGCAGGGAGGCGCATACCCGCCATCCGCAGCATCCCGACCACGCGCTTCATCTGCCCGTCTTTCTCCAGCACGGTCACGACTGAGAGATCGCGAGTCCGCCCGATGTCGTTGCCCACGTACAGATCACCAGCAGCCCGGAACATTCGTTGGATACTCGCCTCACTCCATCGCTGATCATCCACTGGCACCAGGTCCCGTTCCGCCGCGCTAATCAGTTCATGCGTCAGGAGGGCCATGTTCTCGTCATTGAACCGGCACTCGTAATTCTGGTCATACGCGCGCTTGTCCATCGCCTGCTTGCGCGCTTCATCCGGAGTGATCGGCTTGCGCGTGTTCGGGTCGTAAACCTTTACCCCCATCTTCCAAGCCTCGGTGCGCGTCACGCGAGAGACCAGGAACCCAGCCGAAGAAAGAAACGGCGTGCCGTCATCCGGACCGACCCCGGCGCACATCCGGTAAAACATGTTATGCTTGCCGTTCCCCGTGCTGCTGATCCGGCAGAGGAACTCTGGATTCGAAGAAAGGATCGGCTCCGCGGCTTCCCAAATCGCGTTGCTGTCCTCGTGAAACGCCATTTCATCCAGGATTAAATCGCCCGAGAACCCGCGCGCCGTGCGAGGGTTGGCCGCCAAAACCTTGATGCGCCCGATCCGCTCCCGATTGCCCACCTTCAGCGTGATGCGGCATTCCATCCGCATATTCTCGTAAGTCAGATCCTCGGAGAGATCCGAGTTGTGCATCGCCACGCCCATCTTCGTGCAGATCTCCGCGCACTTCAGATTGAACTCCGCCCCGTTGTCCCGCGAGTTGCTCAGCACCGTGATCAACCAGGTGTCATACTTTTGCAGCTGCGAGAGCAACCGGTCCACCGCCCAGGCCGCCAGCGTGAAACTC